CGAAGTTTTGAAATGGGTTCGTGTCTCCTGTATCAAGGTTACTAACCATGACCATTTCATCAGCACCAACAAACTTACTCTGTGTGTAGAAGCGAGTTCTACCTGCACTATCCTCAGCTACACGATACATGTAGTTACCCATTGCAGGGTTATATGCCAGCGCGTCCCACCCCTCCATCATATCTGAAACATCAATATCTTCGTTAGCAGATACTAGTTCTCCTGTTGGTCCGCCGATTACATTCTTTGGTCCTTGTGCGTAGATAACAGTTCCTGCTGGTATCAAAGAGTTAGGTGCTTTGTTTTTAAGTTGGGGGTTAGTCAACTTAATATCAGTCATGTTGATTGCTGAGGTAACTCCAGTTCTCTTTGCAACAGTATTGATTCTTTCTAAGACATCTTTGAGTGCCATGTTATCCGACAACTCATACTTACTAGCAGAACCTTCGGATAAAAAGTTCTGGTAGATTGTTTGATTTAGATTAGGGACACCTGCATTCTTCATGCGGACGTTGAATGCATTATATTTTGTGCCATCAATCTGTAGAGAGAACGGCATCACACCCAACGGATACTTCTGCAAGTCTGCTTCGGACTCTCTGCTTTTTCTGCCAAGAGTTATGTTGGTGTGAGACAACGTAACATTAACAGTCTTGTTAGGATCTTTAGCATCAGCAAGAATCTGTGCTGGCAACGCGGCAGACCCACTAACAGGTTCTCCCTTTGCCAACTTACCTACAGCACCATGATCGGAAGGAACAGTTCCAGCGTCTGCCCCCCACCTAGATTGTAGTGTGGGTGCGGGTGGAGCTTCTTCATCAATGTCCTCTTCTGGAGGAGTGATAGAGTTATGCATCTCCAACTGCTTGAGCATCTGATTCATTGTTGCCTCTGGGTTTTCGACATCGAAGTGCATACCATTTGGACTAAGCCTGTATGCCATCTCCATCGCACGAACCTCTGTGACAACTCTGTTAACAGCGTCTCTCATTTCAGGAGAAACGTCCTTCAAGTTCCTACGGTATGTTAGCTTGGTAAGAACATTCTTGAAATACTGCTTAACAGTCTGGAGCAAGGATGGGTTCTCCAATAGGAAGTTAACCTGTTCATTGGTCTCCGCACCACGGAGAACTTTCTGAACGTGGATACGCAACTGTTCTTCCGCTAAAATAAATCTTTCGGTCCTGCTTATTTCAGGGTCTTCACTCCTGAACCTAGCTAATGCCGCTTCCCTTTCTGCCTCTGGATAGTATTGTTCGATGATACTTTGTGCATCAAGGTCATTGATACCAGCCATTAGTGCTTCGATTTGATCCTGACTTAACTGGGCAAAGGAGGCAACGTGTGCAATCTCTTCATTCAAGATTGCAGCAAGTATGTGCTCTCTCCTAATAGGTCTGCCGTCAACAGCGGCGACTAGCTGATTAACTTTTGCAGCAGCCCTCCGACCGTTGAACACAATTGATTGTGACTCTGCATCCCACTCAGCAATGACATCGGTGGTATTATCCATAACGATGTTGATCTCTGGTGGGACATAGTTGGCAGCGAATGCAAAGTATTCTACCGCAGCATTATCAAGAGCTTCATTAGTATTAATGTCCTCAGCCATTCCAATACTGGTGGCGAGTCTGGACCGTGTGCCCTGTCTCCTTGATAGCTTAGATGCAATCTGACTCGCGAATCCTTCTGCTGTTTCAGGTTCAGAGATTCCTCTCCTTTGAGTCAGGGTTAAGGAATCCTGAAGTGCTTGTTGAAATCTTTTATTGGACCTACTGAATAAATTAGCAATGGCATCAATAATCCTTTGGATAAAGTTTCTCTCTCCTGTTGCAGTCCTCATGCTTTTTACAAAGCCTTGGAACTCTGGAGAAGTAAGGAAGGTAGATAAGAAATCATCAATGTTCTTTAATCCATACAACACACTGTCAGGTGCGTTTTCTGAAGCTGCTCGTTTGCGTAGGATCTTGAGCAATGACTCGATCCTATTGATGGCATTGTTCTCACTAGATGTGCGGACCTCAGGTGACTTCGATAATACCCTGTCTGAAAATGCGTGGACTAACTCATGTAGCAATACATCAACTACCCCTCGGTCACTTGCCCTAGCACCGTTGATTACAATGTTAGGATTACCTTCGTTATCTAAGTAGTATGCTCCCGCATAGTCTGCTGTAGTTGCCTCGAAAGAAAACTTGATACTTCTTATAAACTCTTTGTCGGCAAGAAGAACCTTAGCAATAGTAGATTGAGTTTGGCTTTTGCCACCCACTACTTTTTCCAGTGCTTCGATTACACCTTCAGGGTCGTTACTATTTATTCCTAAAGCTTCTAGTATGGCATCGTTAACACCAGCGTTAACTCTCATAGACCTACCGTTTTGTATTCCCCTTTGGAATTTGGCTTCGGCTCCCGCCTTAGCTAAGTCTACGTGGAACGCAAGAACTTGACCATCGGTGACAGTATAATCTGCACCAGCTAAGTCTTGTAAGTCTGCCTTGAGTTGCTGCAAAAACTCAGGGTCTTGATCAATTGGCAACTCTACTTCGGCGTCAGATAAACTAAGAGTCCTTAAAACTTTTCGAACTACATCCCCTTCTGCTTCAAACAAACCATTGTTAAGGTTAGTCTGGAAAGCCTTAGCAGCTTTTGAGCGAGCGTAGTTACCCTTACTCATATACTGCAAAAACTCAGTGAACAACTGAGGTGACCGCAATACGAACGCTCTATTTGTTCCTCTGTGATATTCTGAATTTAAAAGGTTGGCTATTGAGCCTCTTAATTGATTGTTATTATCTAAGGCATCTCCACCTGCTGCCTGAAGATCCTCGATGTAATTAGTAACTTTCCTTGTGGGCAAAGGAGGAAGTGGGTTTGGATCAACTGGAACATAGGTATCTGGTATTGGTGCTACTGTGTCAGAATTAAATTCAGAATCACTAACTAGACTTACTAAACTTCTAGCGGCACGTTTCTTTCTAGCTACTTGTTGGTTAAAGAAATAAGTTGCTGTGGGTTTAGCAACTTCAGCTACTTTGAACGGAGAAGATTCAACCTCAACACCAGAGGAAACCTTTTGAGCATACTCGTAGATAGCAGCTTGCATCTCTACACTTGAAGTTACTAGTGCAGATTGCCTAAACCCTTGCGTTAGCTTTACAAAGTCTGGGCTGTTGACCTCTAGTATTGCTTGTAAAAGTGTCGTGTCTTTAACTCTATCTAGTAGAGTGGTAAGTTTAATCTTACTTTTTGTGTTAAAGGGATTCCTTACTTTGATGTCTTCGCTGATTTGAACATCCCCTTTTAGTTCGTTTAGTTTAGTGGCTGCATCAGCAACCCTTGAGTAATCTTCTTCTAGCGCACCAACTTTATTGAAAGCTGTCTTGGCTGACACCATGCCTCCTGATTCCCGAACCATGATGTCGGTAACAAAAGTCTGCCCACCTCTACGCTCGGTTTCAAACGCTGGGTTTATTTTACCTCCGTCTACTACATCCTGAGGAATAGGTATTTGTATATTACTCTCCAGCAAAGTGAGCATGGTGACAGGGTTGTTATCAAACACACCCATCCCAGATGAAGATATACGCACCTTACCTTTAGCCCCATAGATTGAAGGAAGTGTAGCTGCTACGTCATCAAACTCTTTTATGACAGGATACTCTTTTTCAATCTTTTGCCTCAACTCTTTAGTAAGAGTTCTTAGGGAAGCTTTATCTAGATTATCTGTAGCGATACCAAGTCTTTCTAACTGATCAATGGTGAGTGTGTGCGGGAACCCAGCCTTAACTAAATCCTCAATAGACTTAATATCTTCTTCGCTTGATCCTTTTTTATCAGACGCTGCTTGTTCATTTTGTTTTTCCTTAAATCTTTTCGAGGCTTCAGCTCGCATGAACTTTGCATCTTGAGGGCTTAGGGCTTTACCATTTGCTACAGCATCATCTAAAGCTTTCCTCAATCTGTCCGCAGAGACACCCTCTTTACCTTGAAGCTGCCGCTCCATCTTCCGATACAATTGTTCTTTGTATCGAATGTCATCCAGAATGAGTGAGTGCTCCTCATCTAATTCTAGTTGTGTGTTCTTAGCTGCGTGTTGTGACGAAAGATAAACTGCCGCTGAAGTTGAACCTCCTTCTGCTTGTTGAGCTACTTCAATTGCTGGGTTACTAGCAGCGTCAGGATCAACTTGTGTGCTTTGCAAATCGTCCGCAGTAATTTTCTGCA